AAATCCATCTGATAATCGAATTTTTAATCTTAGAGAGGCCACCAATGGACAAAACAGAGCAAACAGCAAAAGTTCTAATAAGCACGGCTTTAAGGGCGTCTCTCATCATCCGTGGATTAAGAAAAAACCTTTTCAGGCGCAAATAACTTCCAATAAAAAAGTCATTTATCTGGGATGCTACCCAACCGCAGAAGAAGCTCATTCTGCTTACAAAAAAGCTGCGATTGAGTTGCATCAACAATTTGCTAATCCTTAATCGCGCTTGGGATTGGGAAGATTGATCAAAGTCTTGATCGTTTTCTTTCGATATCGCTTCACGAAATCATCCAAAACCCGGTGCCCGGCTTCTAGGTCGCCATTACCGGCAAAACGCACTTCTTCAGGCGACAGGACGTATTCCCCACCGGCCGCCACAATCGGAACGGCGCTGGTTTCACCGCCAGCCGCCTTACCGGCCATGCTTTCGTTATAAGGGCCTGCACCCCCGCCATAAGGCGTCTGGCCGCCACCGTAGGGGGTGCCCCCAAACATCCGGCGCATGTGCTTGAACCCGGCCATCGTATTGCCTTCGCCCATAGCGCTTATAATGTCCGCTGGGATGACGTACGACCCAGACGGTACATGCATGGGCAGGTGGTCTGTGCGGCCTGCTACGGGGCTGTGGATCGGCCCTACATGCAGCTTTCCGCCCATTTTGGGCATATGTGCTTTCGGCATGTGGACATGGGGCATATGAGGGGGGTGAAAACCACCCTCAGCCTGCCCTTCCCGAGCCGTCTTGGCCGACTGCCTGAAGGCGTCTGCCGTGGGCGCTCCGGGCGACCCCGGCTTCCGCATATGCTCATGCGAGCCGTGGGCGATGCGCTCCTGCTTGGCGTGGATATTGGCGTAAAGGCCACCCCCGGCGGCGTTTGACTGCCGAGCCGTATTCAGGGCGGCAGCAATGGCCTGATCCTTCGGGTGCCCGGCATGGATCATTTCTTCGATATTGTGGCTGATGGTTTTCTGGGATTTACCCTTGGAGAGCGGCATGAAAACCTCACGAATAACTTATGGTGACGGTTTGGCCGCTACCGGGAGCGACGACAATCCCAATGGATACTGGGATATTAACCACTGTTATTCCGACTGTCGTGGGAATAATGAAAATTGGGCTGGAAGTTACAGTGGTGGATGAAGAATCATAAATATTGCCGGTAGCCGATCCGGCGACAATTACGCTCACTGTGGCGACCCTGCCAGAGCCATTTTTAACCAAGGTCGCCGCCGTAATGGCAGCTTTATTCTGCTGCCCCTGCACGTTGAGGTAAGTTTGAGCGGCATTATTGAGGGCCGTAACTATGTTCTTTACGGCTGTCAGAATATCGCTGAGTGAGGTATTTGCCATTTAGTATTTCCCATCCTGCTGCACGCGATATCGAATATTGCCGATACGCCAAAAGCTGTCCAAATCGTTGCTTGAAAGGCCAATTGACACCAACCGGCCACGGATGCGTGGATTAAACCAGTTGGTGGCGGTTGTCACCGAGTAAGGCCCATAAACAGCAATTTGAGCAGAAGATGAAATCAAATTGGTTGCAGTAGATACAGTCTGCGATACGCTGACTGTCCAGCTAGTGCCGCTACCGCCCGTGATCTGAGTGTTTGGCGCAATATTGGCACCACTGATGTACTGCCCTATTTTCAACACGCCTGTATATACAGAATTGACCGTCAACGTGCTACCAGAAATAGTTCCGATGAAGTTTGCCTGCGTAGCTGATGTTGATGGAAAATCTGTCACATAGAATGTAATTTGGACGGTGGCATTTAGCGGAGGGTCGCCGGTAACGGTAGGTGTACCGCCAAAATACCCCCACTTCATATCAGGCCAGACTTCATCAATGAACATCTTTACATCAGCTTCCGAAAGAGCAAACCACCCCGTCTGGAAGCTGGATAACATGGCAGTTGCAGTGCCGTCTGTATTGGTGGCATTTGGCGATGTCTCATGCTGGTAAAGTTGCAAACCAGCAGGTTCAGCGCCGATCGGAGGACCAAGGACAGACTGGTCTACCCATGCAGTACGGCTTAAAGCACCGAAATCCCAAGCATTCAGGAACACGTTATATTTAACGTATGCGTTGATTTCGCCGCCATCACTGATGGTCGGATAAAACCAAGTGATTTCACCAAAGCGCGAATTAACAGCCACTCGAATTTTTTGTAAATTGCCTTGGTCAAGATCTTGGAAGATAACGTCCCATGCCGGGCATGGAACAGGCTGCACGCCATTTCCTGTAAGGCTGAAAAATTGTGATGGCCCCATCCAATAAACGACGCCATTGATTGAAGCAGCGGCTTTACGGGAAATTAACCCGCATCCGGTGCCTATCTCGTTGAAGCTATAAACATACGGCGGCCCGATATATTGCATCGACCACACATCGATATCTGTCCATATCAAACCCTGTTGAGGGCCTTGAATCGCGCCAACAATCTTTGAACCTTTTGGAAGGCGGTAAGAGCCAGCCTGATTGGTGATCGTTGGAATCCAAGTATTGTAGTTGTTGACATCGCACCAGTTGACGAGTAACGGATCTTGTACTCCAGTCGCGGTGGATCCCCATGCGATAATCTGGCGTTGTGGCATCGCCACAAAAATTCCATCATTGATAGGCGGGGCGTTGTCGATGATGGACGCATAGCTGTTTGTGGAGGTTGGATCATATTGATAAATGGGCTGGAATTGAGGAGTCCCACTGGCATTAGGGGAGATTGGACAACTAATTAGGATTTGCCCCCAGTTGTCCATAGTCCAATCAGTTGCCGAAATTTCAGTTCCTGTGGCCGGTGGGACAGAAGAACCGTAGCTATACAACCCACCACCATACGGGCCTGCTCCATAAGTATATGGAAGGATTTGCCCTGTACCATAGCTATAAATGAAGTAAACATTCCCGCCGTTGATGTATCCAGAAGATCCATCACCAGTAGTATTGCCATTGATGATGAAGTTATTGGCATCAATTACGGCTTCAACTATGTAGTTTCCGTAAAAAGTAATACCACCAATAAGCGTTGATACTAATACAGGGTATGTGCTTCCGACAGAATACCCATGACTATTTAAGGTAACATTTACTTGTGTTTGGTTTGCCGTTGTTTGAAAAAATGCCACGCTTGCTGACGTAGAAGTAGAAGTGGCACCAATCAAATTACCCAGAACATCTCTTGCAAGAACGTAATATTTTGTTGGATCTGGAATGGTGTATGTCGGGTTACATTGATAAACCCCAAACAAAACCACTCCACCAATACTAATATGTGTAGCAATATAGACAGAGTCATACTGGTCTATTTCTCCAACAAAAGTATCTGTGATCTGGATTAACGCACTTCCAGATGTTGAAGAAGCTTGCGGAGTAATGCTATTGGTTACAGATGTCTTTGGGGTGATATCTGCATAGCTTGAAGCTGGATCATTGATAACGCCAAGCGTAGCCGTACCAGTGGAAATAGAATTTTGAGTGCCAAAAGCCAAATGCTTATTAGCGTTTGTGTCTTCCCAAGCCCACAAGGCACGGATAATTGCTGGAATATAAATATTGCCGCTGTAGTATTTAAGCCACCCGCCAAGCTTTTGAATTAATCCAAGGCCATTCCTGTCAGGTATAAACCTAACTAGGTTTGAAAACGAAATGCCAGCCTCATTGAGCGCTGGCGTCTCATTCTGATCAATTCCCGGCTTGAGTTTTATGGATGCGTGCGGCACTTAAATCACCGTGTCGGCGTCGCCGCTTGAGAGGTTGATTCAGAAGACCACGCATCGGCCTGAAACTTCTTGCGGTACTCTTCGACACCAGCGCCACGGACGAGAGCCTGATACTGGCTTTCGTAGCTCTGCGCCATCTGCGGATCGTCACTCTGTCGTCCGAAGTTACGCTGGTAGGCGCTGATGTAGACCATGCTTGCCATGATGAGCAGATCCGGCAGGTAGGTGCTGATGAACGTCGTGCCAGTAGCCGCCAGCGAAGTCGTAGCCTGCTGGTATAGGGTCGGAAGCCTGATGGTTCCGGTCACATTCAGGTTATACGCATTATCCGCATATGGCCCGAAAATGATGTTGTTATAGGTATCGCCGCCCGTTGATAGATCGCCCCCAATCATGGCGAAATACTTAGGTGCAGCGTAGTAGTACGGATTGCTGAATACGTTTTGGATGAATTCCTTGCTGACCGGCAACAGCGCGTAGTAAGTATTATCCGTAAGCTGCAAGATCAGGTTCTGTACGGTCACGAAGTCGTTTACCGAAAGCTGCAAGCTATTGGTATAGGCAGTCAGGGTATATGTCCGTGTCGTCAGCGACGGCAACAAGTCCAAATCGCGCTGTATACGCAATTCTGCGTAGTTAAGCATTTGCGGGATGATGGCATTAAATGCCGCATCCACGCCCTGCACAACGCCGCTGACCGTCGTCGTCTGGACGACAGCCATCGTACCGATCTGGGTAACGTAGCCATTGTAGGTCAGCGGAGTTGTGTTGGGCGTTGTCATGGCAGTTACTTCACATCATTTTTGATTGAATCAACAGCCGCCGTGACATCAGCCTTAACGGCAGCGGCATCGGCGACAGCCACCTTAACCTCAGCGTCGGCCTTTGCCT